ACTGAGCGGCATTTTGGATTGTATATGCAGCAGTCGAAGGTAGTTGACCTTCCTGAAGCATTAAGTCGATTAGATATGTCTACTAGTTCAGGTTTTCCATTTAATATATTCTATCCTAAGAAAAAGGAATTGTTTGATAATGATCCTAACATAATTGCATGGCTAGAGCAAGATTGGGAATTGCTCGGAGTTGATCCAGATTGGACCTGTGTTGCTACAAATTCTTTAAAAGAGGAATTGCGCACAGCTCAGAAAATAGCTGATAACTCTATTCGTACATTTACATCAATGCCAGTTGATGCTACCATTCATGGAACTCGTCTGTTTGTCGATATGAATGAGAAAATGTATGACTCACATTTAAAAAGTGCCTCCGTAGTTGGAATGTCACCATTTGATGGAAACTGGGAAAATTTGTATCAGAAATTAAACGTTTTTAAAAATGGATATGCGTTAGATGAAAAACAATATGATTCATCTTTACGAGTTTACCTAATGTGGGGTTGCGCAAAGTTTCGTTGGAACATGTTAGCACCCTAATTCAAAACAGAGCAAAATAAATTGCGAATTCAAACGTATTATAGAAATCTTATTAATACACTAATTATTACACCGGAGGGAGTTGTTATACAGAAGAAAACTGGTAACCCTTCAGGGTCATGCAATACAATAACTGATAATACGTTAATTTTATATACCTTATTGGCATATGCATGGATTAGACTCAGCAATGATGAGTACCGAAATTTAGAAGACTTTGAGATTTTAACAGCCAAAGCTTTAGTAGGTGATGATAACACCTGGACTGTTGCTGATGAAGCACACGGTTTTTATAACGCCGTAACTGTTATAAATGTATGGAAAACGCTTGGAATAACAACAACAACAGATTCGTTAGAAGCAAGGAAGGCTAAGGATTTGGACTTTTTATCAGCAAAATTTATGCCTATTGATGGAATTATGGTTCCATTATATGAAAGAGAGAAAGTTTTAAATAGTGTTTTATATGCTCCAAAGAAAGATCATACACCTTGTGTAACTTTGG